CATAATGGAGATCGTGCGAACTGCATTCTGTAAGCTAGGTGTAAGTAACCAATGAAATCAACAACTTAGGAGAGTACGCGCAGCCGCGCAGACGCGCCGACTTGTCCACAGCACGCGCAGGACGCGCTGGCAACCGGCCTCGCTGGCTCGGTACGCGCAGATCCCCCCCCCCGGGCCGCGAGGCGACGGGGGCGACGGTGGCGTAGCCAAACGCCGACCGAAACCGCATAATCCTGCACCATAATCGCTTACCCCTCCCCCCCCACTCCCCATCGCGGTAAAAAGTGCCCAGCCAAAAAAATTCTGAAATCGCGCTAGAGCAAAACCCTTTTGTCGAGTTCGTCAAGCGATACAAGACAAACCCGGTACTCTTCGTGCGCGAGGTGCTCAACACCAAGCCGGACGAGTGGCAGGTTGAGTTTCTAAATCACATTGCCAGTGGCAGCAGGCGCATCAGTGTGCGTAGTGGTCACGGCGTAGGCAAGTCAACCGCTGCCGCCTGGGCGATGATTTGGTATCTGTTCTTGCGTTTCCCGGTGAAGGTTGTCGTAACGGCACCGACGAGCAGCCAGTTGTATGACGCGCTTTTCGCGGAGGTCAAACGCTGGTGCAAGGTGCTACCGCCTTTGCTTGCGGAGCAACTGGAGGTCAAGCAGGACCGCATCGAGATGAAGGACGCTAATAACGAGGCGTTTATATCTGCCAGGACATCCCGAGCCGAGCAGCCCGAGGCCTTGCAAGGTGTCCATAGCGAGAATGTGATGCTGGTGGCCGACGAGGCAAGCGGCATACCTGAGCAGGTTTTCGAGGCTGCTGCTGGCTCGATGTCTGGTCATTCCGCGATGACGTTACTGCTGGGCAACCCTGTGAGGTCTAGCGGGTTTTTCTACGACACGCATAACCGCCTCTCGGGTGACTGGGTGACGATGCGCGTAAGCTGCGAGGACTCTCCGAGGGTGTCCAAGGCGTACTTGGATGAGATGAAGGTACGTTACGGCGAGGAGAGCAATGCTTACAGGATTCGCGTACTTGGCGAGTTCCCGAGGTCGGACGACGACACGGTGATACCGATGGAGTTGCTGGAGATGGCGATGTCACGGGATGTGAGCGCCAGCCAACATGCGCCGATTGTGTGGGGTTTGGACGTTGCGAGGTTTGGCAGCGACAAGAGCGCGCTATGCAAGCGTCAGGGCAATGCTGTGATTGAGCCGATTAAGACTTGGAAGAATCTTGACCTGATGCAGTTAACTGGCGCGGTTGTCGCGGAGTATGAGGCGCTGATGCCGAATCAGAAACCTAGGGAGATTCTGGTAGACAGCATTGGCCTGGGCGCTGGCGTGGTGGATCGGTTGCGGGAATTGGGTTTGCCGGCTCGCGGCATCAACGTGTCCGAGTCGCCCGCGATGGGCACGACGTATAGGAATCTGAAGGCCGAGCTTTGGCACAAGGCCAAGGCGTGGCTTGAGGCGCGTGACTGCTGGTTGCCCAAGGATGAATCCTTGGTGGCTGAACTGGCGACGGTGCGTTACAGCTTCACCAGCAGCGGGAAGATACAGATTGAGGGGAAGGACGAGATTAGGAAGCGGGGTTTGCCATCGCCTGACCGTGCTGATGCGTTTTGCTTGACGTTTGCAAGTGACGCGGTGATTGGGGCGTATGGGTCTAGCATGGCTGGGAAGTGGAATCAGCCTTTGCGTCGGAACATTCCTCGGGTAGCATAGTGGGTGTTTCCAATTCAAGGGGTAAACCATGAAGATGACTAAAGCCGAGAAGAAGATTGGATCTGTTATGCGTGAATACAAAGCCGGGAAGCTGCATTCTGGTGGTAGCGGCAAGGTTGTGAAGAACCCACGCCAAGCCGTAGCGATTGCCTTATCTGAGGCCGGCAAGAGCAAACCGATGAAAAGGGGTAAATGATGGCAACCGAGATGGAAATGGAAATGATGTCCTGCCCGCGAGCAACGCAGGACATTACGCTCAATCTGAAGAATCGTGGCGAGGCCATTGATTCTGCGAATTACGGCCCCGAGAACCCGAAATTGCCGAACTCGGGTTTCTGGCGCGAGATGGCGAATGAGTGGGATGTGAGTACCGATGAGGCGAAGACTGCTCGCTGCGGTAACTGCGCCGCGTTTAATCGTTCGCCACAAATGCTTCAGTGCATTGCCAAGGGTGTGGGGTCTGAGGGCGATCCTTGGGCGACGATTGAGGCAGGCGATCTGGGGTACTGCGAGATCTTTGACTTCAAGTGCGCCGCCTTGCGTACCTGCCGGGCTTGGGTTGCCAAGGAGGATGAGGATTACGAGGACGAAGAGGGCGAAGACGAGGAATACATGGGCAAGGAGAACGCCAAGATGGAGGGCGAGGATTATGAAGAATAAGCCCGCTGGCTTGTACGCCAACATTCATAGCAAGAGAAAGCGCATCGAGGAGGGTTCCGGCGAGAAGATGAGGAAGCCGGGATCGCCTGGAGCGCCTACGTCGAAGGCATTTAAGGCTGCGGCGAAGACCGCCAAGCCGCCCAAATCGGCTAAAAAGTAAGATTATCGAAGTTATCGAAAAACGATAAGACGGCTAATAAATGAAGATTTCGATTGCAGTGGCGAGCGTTACGGGTAGGTGTCTGCCGGTGATGCTTGCCAGTTGCCGAGAGTATGCACCGAAGGTGCCGGTGTACTTGAGGACGCCGATTGATAAGCCCAGGCAGGATGTGTATGTTCAGCTTCGCGGCGCGGCTCGCAGCTTTGGAGAGGACTACAACGAGGTGATTGACGCGGCTTTTGCTGACGGATGCGATGCTGTGATTGCTGCCAATGATGACGTTGTTCTGACGCCGACGAGCGTGAGCGTTTTGCTGGAGGACTTGAACGTCATTGCTGACGAGTATGGCGACTATGTAGGCTGGGTTTGCGCGAGGTGCGATGCTGCTCGGCCTATGCAGAATGTGAGGAGTAATCCTTACAACGAGAAAGTTGAGTTTTTCAAGTTTCCGTGGGAGGAATACATTTTGCCGATGAAGGCGGTTTCTCCCATATTTGGCGTAATTACGCGCAGCGCGTGGCAGGCGGCGAAGTTTCCTCCTCTTAATTGGTATTCGGATGATGTTCACTGTATGGATCTGGAGAAGGCTGGGTATCACCACTTCCTTTCGAGGTCATATGTCCATCATGTCGGGTCTGCATCAACCGGGATGGATGCCCAGGCATTGACTGATGCGTCGATGCCTTGGATCATGTCGCATCGGCCAGAGTATGCAGATATGTGGTTTGGGGGTAAGAAATGACGATCAAGCGCGGTTCTGAAACCTTTTCTGGCTACAACAAGCCTAAGCGCACTCCCTCGCATCCGACGAAGAGCCATGCTGTGTTGGCGAAGACCGGCGAGGATGTGAAGCTCATTCGCTTTGGTCAGCAGGGTGTATCTGGCTCGCCAGAGGGTACGAAGAGGAATGAAGCCTTCAAGGCGCGGCACGCGAAGAACATTGCAAAGGGTAAGATGAGCGCCGCGTATTGGGCCAATAAGGTGAAATGGTGAAATCATGAACATGAACGACATTCCTTTGTCAGTTGATATGGTCGCTCCCGAGCCGATGGACGATGCCGAACTGCAATCGATCATCAACGGCGAGTTGACTGACGCGGTGTCCTACATTGACTCGGACATCTCTCCTATCCGAGCCAAGGGCACCGAGTATTACCGGGGCGATCCCTTTGGCAACGAGGAAGATGGCCGCTCGCAGGTCGTGGCGATGGAGGTGCGCGACACGGTAAGCGCGATGATGCCGAGCTTGATGAAGGTGTTCTTTTCAAGCGAGAACGTGGTTGAGTTTGTGCCACGCGGGCCGGAGGACGAAGCCAGTGCCCAGCAGGCGACGGACTATGCGAACTATGTGTTCTCGTCTGACAACAATGGTTTCATGCAGTCCTACGCGATCTTCAAGGATGCGCTGGTACGCAAGTGCGGGATTGCTAAGTATTGGTGGGAAGAAACCGCCGAGGTGCGGATTGAGGATTACTCGGGTCTGGATGACCAGACCGTCCAAGTGCTGATGCAGGAGGACGCCGAGGTCAAGATTGTGATGTCCTACCCGGACCCTGCGATATCGCAGGAGCAGATTGCGGCAGTAGAAGCCCAGGCGCAAGCTGCTGGCGTAGCGGTGCCGCCTCTGCCGATGCTGCACGATGTGCAGATCAAGCGGGTGCTGCGCGATGGCCGTATCCGCATCATGGCGGTGCCGCCTGAAGAGTTGATTATTGACCGGCGTGCGAGGTCGTTTGAGGAGGCTGGAGTCATTGCCCATCGTCAGATGCTGACGGTTGGCGAGCTGCTCCAGATGGGCTACGACATGGAGGAGATTGAGCCAAACATCTCCTCAACTGACTTGGATACGAATGACGAGTATCTGGCGCGTCAGCCTCTGTCCACGACGATGGGGTCCAATGACTCCATGAACCCGATGCAGCGCCGGCTGCTGTACGTCGAGGCGTATATCCGCGTCGATTACGACAATGACGGATTGCCCGAATTGCGCAAGCTCTGCTGCATGGGATCGAGCTATAAGATGGTGCGCAACCTGCCAGCGTCTTACATCCCGTTTGTCGATTTCCCGTTTGATCCTGAGCCTCATACTTCGCCCATCGAGGCGATGAGCGT